CCTTGCAGCGCAGAGGGTAGGATTTAAGAATATATTTTCGGTCGAGAAGGATTTGTTTTGCAATATGATTTTAAAAAAACATTTCCCGGAAACAAAAAGATATTTTGATATAAAAAAATTCAGAGGAGAGATATATGCAGGATCAGTTGACATTATTTCAGGAGGATTCCCGTGTCAGCCATTTTCCGTTGCCGGGAAGCGGAGAGGCTCGTCAGATGACCGTTATCTCTGGGGAGAGATGTTTAGAGTCATATCCGAAATTAAACCAAAATGGATCGTCGCTGAAAATGTTCCGGGATTTGTTAATATCGAGAACGGAGTGGTTTTCGAGCAAACGATTATTGACCTGGAAAGTGCTGGTTACGAAGTCGAATCGTTTATTATACCGGCTCTTGCCGTCAACGCTCCCCATAGGCGAGATAGGGTATGGATTATTGCCAACAGTAACTCAAAACAACGAGAACGGAAGAAGAAACGATTTCGGAAAATCACTATTAATGGCTTTAGAATTAATACCGACACCCTGCGCGCGGGATGCTCGAACAGGGTATCAGGACAGGAGAAAAAAGCCAGGGCAGAAAAACGTAGAGACAATATTGCGAGATATGTCAGGTGGGACCAAGACTGGCCTGAGGTTGCAACCGAATTTTGTCGAATATATGATGGGATACCCAATCGAACACACCGTTTTAAATCCCTGGGAAACTCAATTGTTCCACAAATTGCAGAAAAGATTTTCCAGGCAATCAAGGGAGCGGAAACGGAAATTGGAGGTTAGTAGATGTCAAGAAAATCAGTAAATCAATATCCGAATTGGATGGAAGACCTAGTAAAAACTGGGATTGCCAATGGGCGCTCGCTCGATAATATTTGGGCAGATGACCTTCGGGATTTTATACCGAGCTATCCTGCCTTCAGGCAATATATACGCAGAAAAAATATATTGGTTTCGGAAATCAGCAATGAACCTGGAAAATCTGGGAAATACCAGCCCATTATCGACGAACGAAGGAAGCGCGAATATACAACTACCGTTCTGCATGTCCCCATCCCAAAGAAAATTAACGAGGAGCTTAAAATGCAAGCATCCAAAAAGGGCGTGAATGTAACGGCACTCGTGAGAGACATTATTATCAGTCAGACCTGTCTCAATAGGTTACAGAATTCAATTGAAAAATGATATTACAACTTTTCCCTGGCATGCGAAATGATTTTGGCGGAAGATTTGTATCCCCTATCTCAGTAGTCACGAATGAGAATTGCATGCAACTTCTGAAAAGAACTTCTGATAAATATTTTGATTTAGCGGTTGTGGATCCACCATATGGGATTAATGCTCCGAATATGTCTATGGGCTCGAATCCGAACCGTAAGGGGCATGTTCAATATCCTGGTGAGAGCACCGCATGTAAATTACGAAAAGGACGATTAAATCAAGGAGCCGGAAAACTTAGGAACAGGGCATTAAATACAATGTCTTGTGAGTGGGATAAGGAAAAACCTTCTCTGGAATATTTCAATGAACTTTTCCGTGTATCCAAAAATCAAATTATTTTCGGAGGAAATTATTTTTCTCTGCCTGCAACTCGATGTATTATTTGTTGGGACAAATGCCAGCCTTGGGATAATTTTTCTCAATGGGAGATGGCTTGGACTTCGTTTGATAAACCAGCTAAAATGTACCGTATTTCAAATACGGGTGGTGTGAATGCAGAGAAGAAAATTCATCCTACTCAAAAGCCAGTAGAATTGTATAGAAATATATTTGCAGATTTTTCTGAAAAAGGCATGAAAATCCTAGATACTCATCTAGGTTCCGGATCTTCTAGGATTGCCGCTTATGAATCCGGATTAGATTTTATTGGATGCGAGATAGGTGAGTATTTCTTTTCATCGCAGGAAGAAAGATTTAATAATTTTATAGGTCAGTTACGATTATTTTAATGCCGCATAATCCACAATTAGGATTTTTTGAATTTGATACAGCAAGAAAATATTTGCCTAAAAAAAATAAGTCGTGCTAAAACTTTAAATTAATTAATGGGAATTTAAAACATGAAAACACATAAAGGTTGCACATATTGGTACGAGGTATCAATGCAAGTAGACAAAAAAGGAGATGGAGTTCATACTTCTGCAAAAGTTAGAATACCTGTAAGATGTGATGCTTCTGGTGAATATGCTTCAAGGTGTATTTTTCTGAACCCATCTTCTGCATCGGTTGAAACAATGGATATACAAAATGAACATTTATTTGATAGCCCGTTTGTTGTCCGTCCGCCGCTTGCGTTTTAGGTGCTGTGTTACCGGCTGGCGTTCTCGGTCCTGAATTTATTGATACGTCAAACAGGGCTGACCAAAGACATTACTGGCTGATGCCACCTGATAAATTGAAACCATTAAATGATGAGTTCAATTTTGACTTTGACCCTTGCCCATTTCCACGGCCCGAAGGTTTTGATGGGCTTGAAGTTGATTGGGGTAAAAGTAATTGGGTAAATCCACCATTTACAGGAATGGCAAAAGAACCTGGCAAACGCAAAATAGGACCGATGGCATGGGCGCGAAAAGCACTTGCGGAAAGGGACAAAGGCAATACCAGCGTATTGATTTTCCCAATTTATCAGGTGAGGGTTATTTCATTTCTTGAAGATAATGGAGCGGAAATACGATACGCTGGTAAAATCAGGTGGCTTGCCGTTGAAGATAATACACCAAACCCGGTTAAGAGTTCGGATATTCAGCCCTGTTTGATTATGGTGCTGCGTCCCTACGCTTGCCGGTAACTACTAATCATCCGAATATCGTTTACGACTGACCACATGACCAGTCGTTTTTATGTCTCTAGCAATCCGAAATAAATAACACTACTATTTTAACGCCCATTTAAAAATTCGGTCAAAATGGAGTGTTATAAATGGCATACGAAACAACAAACATTATTGAGTTATCGCTAGATCAATTAGAGGTTCACCCGGATAATCCGGAAAGGGTAATTAGGGGAGCGGTTGAAACTGAGGATGAAAAAGAGGAACGATTAGCGTTTACGGCAGGACTGGCCGGTATAAAAAAACTACCGAAACATAAGGCACTGCTTGTTTCTAAGGAAAAAAATAAACACGGAAAGCACTGGATATATCAGGGCCGGAGACGATTTGAGGGATCATTAAAACTAGTACGAAATAAACGACTACCGGAAAACTATAAACTACCATGCGCCCAGCTACTGACACCATATGAGGAGTGCAAATTTGAGGTACTTTATGGCGATAACGACAACGCTAAGCCTTTTTCCAAAGAGGTTTTTAAAAGCATTCTCATAAAAGAATACGGATTGGACTATCTTCTTGAGGATCCCAAGATTGGAGGAGTTGCGGCCCTTCAGGAAGAGGGCAATATAAAAAAAATTGCAAAAGATTTTTACTGGAAACCATACGATACGCTCCGTAAATATATCTATGAGATTCGGCGCGATAATGCCTCCAGCAAAAAATATAAGCTCCCAGACAACGAAGAGCTTATCGAAAAACTAAACTCAAATCTCGAATCCTATCTCACCCGGCTCAAACATGCGAAAGATATTGAGGCGGAAAAGCAGGAAAAAATATCCGAAATATCTCAAAAATATTCCACTAAAATCAATTCAGCGCTAACAGATGCCAGATCGTTTGCCAAAGGCTTCCCGAAAGGCGGTCCGGAGGCATATGCACGAGCGATAATGAACTCCAAGCAGGACATATTCAAATGGGTCAAGCGGTCGCGGGTTGTTCGGGAATTTCTGGATGAATTGGAAAAGCATAAATAATTTAACAAATTCTGGAGCATGTAGCTGCTGAATTCGCATATTGGATACAGAAGATTAAATTACTTGACATAATAAATTCTTTAATCTGAAATGCTACTGTGGCTGTGAGAAAAAAATCAGGTAAAATCAGGATAAAGAAGAAAAACGCTAAACCGACTTCAAAGTTCTCATACCTACTAACCGAAGAAGAAAGTTCAGATAGTGGTGGTAAGACATCTGTCTCTTCTCAACAATATCGAGCTATCTGTTTTCTAATTGACGGGTTTACAATAGTAGAAACTGCAAAAGAACTCAATATTCCGCCCAAAACTATTCATCACTGGCTATATTCAGATAAACCAGTCGGAATTAAATTCCAGAATGCCTACAAGGATGAAACAAAACGTAGAATCGAAGCTCTCAGAATACAATCGGATTCTATAGCGTTCGATATGTATGACATCCTGATCGATTGGATTCAGTTTATGAAGAAAAGAAGAGGCAAGCTTTCTCCTAAAGAAGTATCTGTTGTTGTTTCTTACCTGAATAATTCGCACTATCTAATGAAGGATGAAACCAAGGCCAAGGAGGAGAAGGCGCGTGAAAAGATACTCGCTGGTCTTGAGCAATTCATAGAGGAAAAAGTACTGGAAACTCAAGTGCGGGATGAGTAATTTAGCTCTGAAAAAATTACTAAAAGGAACTCCTTACGAGAATGTTGACCCTGCGATACTCGCTGAAGCTGTGAATAATGTAAAGGCGCGGCTTTCAAAGAGGCAGACATCTGCTGAAAATAGAGAAAAAAATATCTGTAGGAGGCGTGCAACCGGAAAAAGAGGTTCTTTCTTGTTCTTCTGCCGGCACTATTTCCCAAACTATTTCTCAATCAGATTCGGTGATCAGCAAATGGAACTTATAAATCTGATTCAGTCCTACCGATCTAGGAAAAATAGGGACGGAACAAAAAACAGGGACCCTATCCGTTCTCTTGTCGCTCTATCAAGGGGTTTTGGGAAGTCCACGATATTAACTCTTTGCGGTGTATTATGGCTACTTCTTACTGGAACTTGGAAATTTCCGATACTGATTTCTTCGACACTCACTCAAGCAAAAGAGTTTCTTCAGAAAATACAGGAAGAGATTGAAGACAATCAGAAATTGCAGAATGATTTCCCTGAATTACTCCCAAAAAAGGATATTAAAGGGCAAAATGTGTCCTGGTCGGATTTTGATCTGGTATTTTCAGGAGGTTTTCGATGTATCGCAAAGGGCTGGGGAAATGCAATCCGTGGTAAGCGATATAAGCATATACGACCAGACGCGCTCTTACTGGACGACCCGGACGAGGAAAAAGATGTAGCCTCTGAATCAACCATGACACGGAAATACCGGTGGCTGGAACGGGCAGCGTTGAAGCTTGGAGCTGTCTGGGGAATAGATGTAATCCTTTCCTACACAACAATTGCACCTAATTGCGTCGGAGAGTATGTTTTCAACTCGGATAGGTATAAATCTTGGATACGGAAAAAATACAAGGCCCTCGAAACTGATTCAAACGGACAAGAATTTTCTACCTGGCAAGCGGGAGCCCCACTTGCCACCCTTCTTAAGGAGCGAGAAGATGATCCTGTTACATTTGCTCAGGAGAGGCAGAACGAACCACTGCCAGAGGTCGGTCAGAAATTTAAAGGACTTATAAGGACATGGAAGTTTCATAGACCATCCTCATTTGATGGATGGGTTAATGCGCTTGCGGTTGATTTGTCTCAGGGGAAAACAGAAAGATCGGATTTTTCTGCCATTGAAGGAGTCGGGCTTTCTCCTAACGGAGAATTCCTGGAGCTTTATTCTGATATTCAACGGCGCCGGCCTGACCAGATAATGAAAGACCTAATCAGCGCTTTGAGGATATTTCCGTGGGCTGTTTGCGGAATAGAAGATAACGGAGGGCAGGAGTATTTCGTTGAGAATTTTAAGGAGAAAATTGAAGATTACAATGAACTTTGCATGAATCAAGTCGATGGACTTATGCCGAAAGATAGAATTTTAGTCCCGATCGTAGGGATTTCGAATTCCGGAGACAAAATTAAAAGGATAGAATCCCAATTGCAACCTATGATAGCTTCTGGGCAGTTAAAAATTCGGGATGATTCGGTCATTTTGCACGGTCAGTTAGATTCCTTCCCATACATGAAAAAGGACGGTCCTGACGCTTTGGAAATGTCGGTTCGCCTGATAAAAGAGAACGCCGGATCAATGGTTCAGTTCATTTCTCCACCTGATCAATCGACGATAACTATACCAGGACAAATAAATAGCGACAAGATAGAACAACAGAATATCGTAGGGAAATCTCTGGAATCACTACGCCGTTTACAAGCAAAAAAACGTGGATTTTAATTAGGAGTAGATTGGAAAATGAAGGAAGCTTTCATTTGGAATAGATAAAAACATCAGATTTCCAAGGAGAGAAACAATTAACTCTAAAAATGAGTTAATATTAATTGAATAAATGGAGGAGAAATAAGTATGATTATTTCAGGAGATACCTTAATAGGAAGATATGTTAACGTTTTTGATTTAGATAAAAATTATATCGTCCCAAATGTATTTAAAGCTGACGATGAGACTGGTGAATGTGAAGAATATGAAGTAGATAATGAAGGAATTGTTAAAATTGATGAAAATGGTTCTCCAATCTTAAAAAAACTAATAAGGAGATTCAGGTTCCAAGTAGATTCTATACACCTAAATTTTTTGCGGTCTCATGCACGAACTCTTGCTATGGATTATAATATAATCTCTAAACTTCTTGAATTCCCTGGATATGTTAGTCCTCCATCCGGTGACCCGGAAACCATACCGATAGAACCACTAACGTAGCATTAACTATAACATTAGTTTTCCGATTTTTCCTCAATTTGCAAATATTTTGAGAATCATATACAAATTGAGAAACCAATAGAATCAGTATTGAAACATTGTATTTGCAAATAATAAAAAAATTGATTGCAAATTAAGTATTCTGTTATTTTCGTCACTTTGCATGGCTGGAAGACCGCGTGGTGCAAACTACGAAAAAAATCGCTTAAACCGAATACCTAAAGAATTCCGAGAAAAGCTTGTAAGCGGAAATGCAACTCCAATCGAAAAAACACAATCCGGTGACCCGGAAACCATGCCGATAGAATTATTCCGGAAATCAGCATTTTATGAACCAGCAAGGCAAGCTTTTAGTCAGGCGATTGACCTGAATAACCAAATGTACGAAATCCTGAAATCAGCTAAGGATAGGAAAAATCCGTTATACAATGACGAATCGCTCATTATGTATAATCAAGGAATCCAACTCAGACCAATTTTCCGGATAACCACGGATGATTTGCGGAATATTTCCTACTCTTCCTCTCTAATTGGGGCAATTCACCAGATCGTTTCAGACGATTGCTCTATGTATGCGAAATATCAGGAAGACCCAGGCTTTGAAATAAAACTAAAGCGGAAAGATGAGAGACCAACAAAAGAACAAATGAATGAGTTTGAGAATATCGCAAATATCCTGCTGATTATGGGAGACAAATCTACACATGACTGGAGAGAACGTGACAGGATGGGAGAAGTGCTTGAAATGGCTACTCGTGACACACTTGCCATTGATGCGATAGCCTATCTAAAAACCTATAACAGGGTTGGAAAACTTTGCGATATTCGGTATATCGACCCAGGGAGTATCTATAGAGTCGATCCAAGAAAAGGGTACCGTGGAGACAAAAGAATCACTCACGTGCAAATGATTCAAAATTCGGTAACTGAAGTTTTCGAAGCAGGAAGAATTATCTATCGTCATAAGAATAATCTTTCGGATGTTCGGATGCGTGGTTTTGGATATTCTCCGATTGAATCGTGCATTACTGAGATAATGGCATTGGTAAACTCCTTGCGATGGAATGCAGACCGTTTCAATCACCGAAATCCACCAAGGGCAATAATAACAACCAAGAACCAGCTCACGAAAGCGGATCAAGAGCGCCTCGAACTTCAATGGGAAAATCAATTTTACGGCCCTAGACCAAATTTCAGGTTGCCGATGATGTTCGGTGTTGGGGATATGCAGGTTCATAATTTAGATGTCGAAGATGATTTTGCATTTGATAAATTACTGCAAATGACAGCTTCTTTGATCATTGCTCGACATGGAATGGACCCAGCTCAACTTGGTTTACGTCTGAATCAATCCAGCTCTTTATCGGAGCCTTCAATGGATGGAAGGCAAAACTTCTCTCGTGATCGAATCCACGGGTCTATAATGACATTTCATGAGGATTGTTTAAATGAAATTATAGACCCAGAGATGGAGTTACCTTCAAAAATCGTTTTTGTAGGAGTAAAAACAAACGATGAATCAAAAAAAGCCGACCTTCATGAAAAACAATTCCGAACTTATAGGAATATTGATTCAATTCTAAAAGAAAATGATTTGCCAACAATGCAAGACCAGGCGAATGAAGCACTCAGGAATGGTATCATTACCGAGGATGAAGCCAAAAAGTTCAGAAAACTTGGCATGTTGGTAGGAAATCAATATGTATCGCAGGAAATATCAAAGGTTTTCACGGTCGATCAGAATACTCAGCAAACCCAACAACTGCCAGACGAATTGAATTCTGGGAATGAGCAACAGTTGCCGTGGGGAGATGATGATTTTATTGGTGGAGAAAACGAAACATCTTCAGTCCACGATGACCCAGAGCAATCTATCGCGGCAAGAGCGATTGCGGAACACAAAAATCAATAATTTTAAAAAGGGAAGGTAAGAAAATATGACAGAACAAAACGGAACACGGGAAATCAGTATTGAGAATGAGTTATCGGGAATCAGAGAGAGAATTCAATCAAATGAATTTAAAACTCTTGCCGAGGTTGAAAAATACTGTCTTGATAAAGGGTTGTCGGATGAGGAAACAAATTCTATTCTTGGGACTTTACAGGAAGAACAAAATGAGAAATCCGAGCCAAGAAAAGAGAAAAAAAAGCATGAGGCTGACAAGAGATCAGCACCCGAACCGCAGACTTCTCCGACGGTTCAGCCTAACCAAGACGGGAAACAATTTATTCAATCGTCTATCGATAATATCCACAGAAATGCAAAGTCAGAATTATTCGCTTTGGTTTCCGGTATTATGGATGCGCCTAACCGTAATTTGCAGGTTAGGTCATCCGGCGTGATGAATGCTATATTGGATAAGGCCGCGGAAGGGCTGGAAGATTCAGGGAAAATTGTCTCTGATTTGTCCGAAGCAGTTGCAAAAATTGCACATACGGAAAGATTTACCCAATATTCCGGTCAGGTTGACTCAATTTACAAAACAGTCGGGACCTCCGTAGAAACAAAATTATCGCAATTGGCTCAGGCAACGGATGATCTATTCCAATCCCTGGGACTCTAAGGAAAGTCCGTTCTTAAAATCGAGAGCAGGTCGGCAATTCCAGCTATTGGTTGCCGACTACTTGAAATGGATTGAATATCAGGCGCTTGGCCCTGATAAAATCAGTATCAAGGCATCTGATTTATACATCAGAAAAGGTCTCTTTAGTTGGGGGAAGAGACACCTTCCTAAATTTTTACAAAAGCTATTTGATAAACAACCGCGTACGGAAGGTAGGCCAAAAGTTGATTTGCAAATAGATAATTCTGGTTCAGGCGACATACCTCCTGAAAACAAAATCAAAACATTTGATTCAGAGGAATATGATGACTGGCTATTTAGGTATCTGGAAAATGACTGGAATCCAGTTTATAAAGAAATAGGAGACACTGGAACTTTTCTGGGATATTTGTCTGGTTATCTGACGGGTGCGCTAAAACTGCCAGTGGAAACAGTGAATTCAATGGGAATTGAAGATTACGATAGGGCTTTTACGTTTAAGCTTGGAGTTGGCCTGGATGATCCGGAATTGATGGAGGACAAGCTCGACAAAAACAGGATTCGAAATCTTGCAGAAACATGGTCAAAATCTAATTCAGCAGATTGGATAGCAGTATATGACCGAGATGAAAATGGAAATATTATTTATGAGAACGGCCAACCCAAGAGAGGAGGAAAGCCTTACATTTACCTGCGAAAAATGTGGGGTGACATGATAGCTGATTCGATAAGAGACAATAAGTCGGTAGAAGAATTGCAGTCAGAAATGGCCTTCCCTGACCTTTATTCGCTTGTAGAAAAAGGTAAAATGTCTGAAGATGAGTATTTACAGATACTTAATGGGAAGGAATCAGAACTATTAACAATGAGGTTGAATAGAAATTTTAAAAGATTTGCATTCACTGAATCCGCTATGGCATATAACGCTGGTGTGATAATGGCTGCACATGAATCCGGGATTGAGTATCTTGTATTTCAGCGTGGAATTAGAGGATTGTAATGACTGAATTTGAAATAAATGAACTATTTGAAGGGGTAAGAAATGAAATAAGCAAAGGAAGGGATTCCGTAAAAATTTCAAATATTTCTCCTGGTAGTCCCAATGATAATGAATATTGGAGAAACTGGAATTGGAAGTGTCTTTTTATAGATTTGATTGATAGACTGGAGTTCTTAATCGAAGAAGCAAAAAAAAATGCAACTAAATTGCATAAAGCCAAAAGACCTCCACATTCAGTTATATTAAATCCGTTCCGGAAATTAAAAGATTATTTTCGTTCACCGGAAAGTATGATTGAGGAAATTTATGGCGATATTTACAGAAAAAAATACCAGCTAGTAAGCGCCGTTCTTCTTTACGTCAAGAAACAAGACGGTGAAACTATTCCTTATTATGATGCTGCTCAACTATCTGATCAGGATTTAGCACTTTATATCGAATGGTTTCTAAATAAAATAAAATTGGGGGAATTCAGGGAATGACAGATTCGGATAGAGTAAAGGTTGGAATCGTATGGGTTGAATATTATAAAACTCTTTTAAAGTTTGGGAACTATGAAATTTCTAAAAGAGTAATCCGATACCAGGTAACCAGAATTCCAGATGGATTAATTCTTTTTTATTCGGAAAATTATTATGAATGTCTGAATTTTTGCAGGGAAGATAATTTGCATTGCGTGGGGCCAAATGGCTAAGCGGTATTTAACCGGAGGATCGAACCCGTTTGAGGTTTCACCTGGACCTTCTGTATTTAATCCAAATCCACCAGATGATCTGATTGAACGCCAAGGGGAATCGTTTATTTGGATCAGGCCACTTCCGAATCCAGAAAATACAGAAGAAAATAGGATGCCATTGCCAAGTGATAAACAATTAATATATCGTGTAGATAGGACGCGGCGCCTGCCAATAGAGACACTCCAAAATCAAGATATGGATGGAAGTCTTCTCTATACCCGTTTCGGCCCTATAAGTAAAATCAGAACGCTTGAGGTTTTCAGAAATTACGATTTTGGCGGAAATATAAAATTAGAAGTTATTAGATTTTCGGGAAATACAATCGAAATAAAACCGAATCCGGAATTTGAGGACTACATGCAGGTAGATTGTGATTATGAGGTCAATGCAGTACAGAAAATTGATTATAGGGATTTCGGTCTTAATGAAGATGGAAAAATTTTGGACTTAGGAATTTACCCAGATATTATTGTCAAGGTTCTATCTGTTTGGAGAATGGAACCTAACGGCAGTTATACTGAATTGAAGGAGTGCCTAACTGATTACAAAAATATTATTCTCCCAGTTCCCTCAGAAAAGGGTCGAAAATTCAACATTTCAGTTCTAACATATTCTCCAATAAAGCTAGGGTATAGAACGATTGATTCGCGGGATAAAAGGCTTGCCGATAAAAGCTTTGATATTCAGGCCGGTGATTTGGACGCAATTGTTGGGTCAAACATTAATTTATCAAAGGGTGATATTGTTATTTCCACATTGTCGCTTGCGACCGAGACAGAGGTAATTAGGAGAAATTCTAATGGGCTATTCCCTGTGAAATATACTCCGCTTAGGGAAATCTATTCCCTGCATTCAGAAAAAAAAAGCTTCAGCGATCAAGAGTATTCAATAGTGAATTTTCGTTTTGTGAAGGTAGAAACAAAAAACATTCCAGATAAACTGACTATCGTTTATGGATATAATCCAAAATTCGTAGTTCTACCATCATCAACTATATCGGCATTGGCAAAAAAAAATCAGCCGAGAAAATGGATTCTACGGCAGTCTCAAACTACAATTGACATTGGAGAAATTTTTGATAGCATTCTTACGGAATCAGACGCAGATATTGAAGGGAGTAAAATAACTGTATCTCCTGCGACGGCAACAAAAAAAATCTATTGGGGTTACGGAGACGACATACTGGATGGTTCAGAAATAATTGCATTACAGAATTTTGCATATAAAGATAAAACATCTGGTGATTATTTGTTCGGTGCAAGCACGGGACAAATGTATCTATGGATTTGCATTCCGAACTCTTTTCAATCTATTTCAAGCATCTTTGATCTTGATAACTCTTTTGAAATTATCTCTGATTTCAATCCATTTATCACGATTCCGCTACTTAATGAATACTCTGTCCTGGAAAACTACAAATGCTATCGTTCTATTTATGACACATCCGCAGGTGACTGGAGGTTCAGGGTTGGTTAATAAAATGTTTGACAATTCAATCATATCATATCTCAGAACTAAAAAGAGAAATTAGATGCCCAAAGTAACATCTCAAATAGTCCCGGCCTCACCAACGGACACCTATCCGACGCATGACTCCAAATATGGTCTTGGCGGTCATAGAGAGGTTCCCGACCTCACAGCTAGAGATGCCATTTCAACCCAACGCAGGCGTGAGGGGATGACTGTATTTGTTCAATCGGAGGGGAAACAATATCAACTTATTGGCGGGATAACAAATAGTGACTGGAAAATAGCAGTAAACACATCAGGGATTGCGGTTCTTGACTTCGGGGCAATCCCGACCCAGGAAGGGTCAGTTACTATTACTGGTCAGGCTGGAATTTTGGAAACATCCAATATACAGGCATTTATGGTCGCACGTTCGACTCCTGATAACGATGAGAATGCGCATAAATTCGCGGCCATTGCATTTAGATTTGTAGTATCAGATATAGTCGCGGGTGTTGGATTCAAAATAAATGCTTATAATATGATCGGATTGGTAAAAGGAACTTTTAAAATAGATTGGAGGTGGACATGAGCTGGTTTACAAAATTGATGGGCAAAACCGATGGTAGAGTCGCAGAGGTTGACACATTTGATCAACTAAAAGTTGCTCTTACAAACATTGCTGAACAAATGGGAGGGATACGAAATTTTTCCGAGAATGATCCCGGTTCTATTACAGGGAATGTAATTCTCAAATCACCAGAGGTATCAACAGATTACAGATTGCGAGTAGGATTAGATACGATTCTTTTCGAGGATAACTTCAACGCTCCGGCCCAAAATACGTCTATTTGGAAGCATGTCTTTTCTGTAATGACAATGGCCCAATCCGGGGGTTTTCTTGAGATCAACAATAATCTATCATCTTCTGCCGGGGCATATTGTTCACTTCAAACCAATCAGACCTTTTCTGTTGTAGGAAGTTCTGCCCAGTATATTGATTTCTTAGTTTCAGTCTCAGGGACAATTGAAGCGAATCAAAAATTCGAATTTGGATTATTTTATCCTTCCGCCGCTTCCATACCAAACGACGGGGTCTATGTCCGTTTAAGCAGTGCCGGGCTTGAATTAGTATTCAATTACAATGGTATCGAAACAACATCGGGTCTAATCTCAGGATTTACGATTACTCCTGGAAAGAATTATCATTTTGTTTTATCTGTCACAAATACAGAAACAGAGCTGTGGATAGATGATGTGCTATATGATGTAATGGAGACACCAATTGGAAATTCACAACCGTTCATCGCCGGGTCTCTCCCTTTTTCCATACAAGCGATTAACACTGGGGTTGTACCGGGAACTCCAGCACTTATGAAGTGTGGCAATATTCAGATTTCGCTTGCTGACCTCAACAATCCGAAACATTATTCAGATATTCAGGCCGGAAAAGGTTTCTCAGGCCATCAAGGGCAGAACGGAAATACAATGGGACAGACCGCGCAATGGTCAAATACCGCACAGCCAACAACTGGAACAGCAACCAATACAACAGCAGCATTGGGAACAGGATTGGGTGGGTTATTTAAGGCGAATGCAATGGCTGCAAGTCCGACGGATATTATTATTTCGTCTTTCCAGAACCCAAATCCAACTATCAATATCACGGGACGAAACCTATATGTCAAAGGTGTTTGGATTGATGTAGTAAATCAGGTCGTCCCCGTTGCAACGACTCCTTTCTCTTTTGCAATGGCTCTAGCATTCGGGCATACAGCCGTATCGTTAGCTACTGCTGAATCAGGATCATTTGCAACGAATACAACCAAGGCTCCACGTAAGGTGCCATTAGGATTTTTAACCTTGCCAGTTGGAACGCCTGTAGGTGGAAAAGCGGAAGATCGGATTTATGTTAAATTCGATTCTCCAATAGTAATATATCCGTCACAATTTATTGCAATTTGTTCAAAGGTTCTTGAGGGTACAGCCACAGCGACAGAGACCTTGCTATTTTGCATTGGTTTTGATTCTTATTGGGAATAATTCTTGCAAATACGAATAATTCTTAAATATGTCAAAATCCAATGAATGCAAATGAGACGATAAAAGAATTTTTGAAGAGTCGCAAAGGCGAACAAAGGCAGGGAGCCAAATATTACAAACGGGAATGGAAAAATAACCGTTGGAAATACTGGTATACAAAGACAGAATATGATAGCGAGCACCCAGCGACTCATCAATCAAACCACCAAACATTAATTAGTAAGCTACTTCAATATTTCAACATAGGAGAATCGAGTAGTCCGGAGCATGTAGCCATATATGAGTACAAGAAAAAAAATATCGGTACAGATGGAATCAGCTTGCCTGAATGGACAAGACATTTTACAAAATACTTTGAGTTCAAGGAAAAATACGATGCAAGGTTTGCTGAAGAGGAAAAGCTTGCAAATGTTGCCAAAAATACTCCGGTTGCAAAAGAAATGGACGAAACGACCGGAAATTACGCCACTGCTGTTATAGCAAAAACAGAATCGAAAACATCTTCCGAAAGTGGTTACAAATCGTCAATTTTCCGAAAGCTCTATCATATTTATGGGAAGAGGCAAAATAATGGATCAGAAATTATCGGACCAGCTATACAAGGAAATACAGGAGAGCCAGTTTCTGGAACTCAAAAACTACAGTCAGGAGTGGGTATCTACGCAACTGGAAAGAATCTGCAAAATGGAGAACAAAACGGTAACGCTGGAAAACCTGATAGCATACGCAGGGATTCTGGAATCGGATTTGGGAAACCTGGAGGCGACGGACGAATAAGGCTTGGAAAATCCAATTATTACTTACAGCAACCAGAAGATAAAGAAGAAAAAAAGAAAGAACTACTTGGTCAAGAACCGGTTATCATAGATTCCAGTTGGTTGCCTCCGAATTTGAATGTTAAGGACAGGCTGAAAATATCAAAAGATGAATTCGATAAAATAAGAGACGAAACTCCTATAACGAAAGATGGCAGGAAAGTCAAATTTTCAACTAAGGGATTCAAGGAAATATTCTTTCACAGTGCTGATAACCGAACAATAAGTGTCATCCCGCAATTACCAGAACTATTGCAAAAAGGGACTTATTTGTGGAGTGAATCCAATATGAAAAATGAAGACAAAAATATTATTGCTTATCATAATTATAGTTCAAAGGTAAGAATTAATGGAAAAGATGAATTTATCAGAATAATCATCCGTGAAAATAATAATGGTGATTACTTTTATGACAATGAGTTCGTTGAATCAGAGATAATAAATAAGGGGAGCGCTCCCCCGACTAATCAAGGCCGGAAACTTTCTCCCCTAAAAAGTAATTTATACCAATGGTGGAATTCTGTCAACAACAATAATTACCTCGTACCACATCCTGAGTCTCGATCTGAGGCAATGAAAGGAAATCAGAACGCTAAAAAAGATGACCGTTCTTTGCCTGAAAAAATAAACGATTCTGCAATTGACGCTGTTTCTGGTGTGAAACAAAAGTGGTCGCAAAAAAAACAGGCCGAAATCAACGAAAAATGCAAGCAAATTTTATCTTCTACGCCTCCATACCAAATTACTGATGAACAAAAGGAAATCCTTCGGAGGTATGAGGGTTCTGGCGGTCAGACTACAAATAAAGATGCGGAAGCTACTCGCGGGATGTTATACCAGTTCTTTACTCCGAGGAAGGTAATTTCAAAAATGCAGGAAATAGTATCTCGTTATGTTAAACCAGACGTGGATGCTCTTGAGCCAGCCGCAGGAATAGGACGATTTGCCGAAAATACGAATTACCGCTGGGATATGCTTGAATACAATCCTGATGATAACACTGCCTATCAGATTGCAAGAATTCTTCACCCAGATGCAAATGTTTCAGATAATGCCTTTGAAACCATGTTTATCGATAAGAAAAATCGGTCACTAGGGAATAAATATTCTGGTAAAAAATACGGGCTAGTTGCTGGAAACCCTCCTTATGGAGCGATGACTGGAAGATATAAAGCGATTGAAGGAAAGGGGTATAAAAGATATGAACACTATTTCATTTCTAGGGGCCTTGATACTCTTGAAGAAGGTGGAGTTTTAGCCTACGTTGTACCGTCCAGTTTCATGAATGCAGGAGAGGAAAACTGGAAAAAGGAAATCTTCGAGAAGGCTGAGCTTTTGGAATCGTATCGTCTCCCTGAAGGTTCGTTCGGAAATACTGGGATTGGAACCGATATTATTATCTTAAGGAAAAACAGTTCTAATAAGAAGGATAATAAGTTGGTTTTCGGAGGGAAATATTTTCAAGAAAATCCGGAGCATATAATTGGTTCTGAAGAAAAAAGGATTAATCGATTTGGAAGGGAAGAAACATTTATCAAAGGAAACGTTGAAGATTTTATAGCTTTAGAATTGCCAAAACCTAAAGAACCGATGAGTCAGGAAACAAAGAATTCCATTTCAGAAGGTCTTAAGGGGAACAAAAATGCTGAGAAATCGACTAAGGCAATTAAGAAGGAAAAAATCCAAGACTCTTCATCAATAATAGACCCTAGAAATCTCTACACACAGGCTGAATTTAATAAGAAATTCAATAAGTCTTTCGATGAAAAAGATATTGAGATTGTCAGAAACATGGATCCAATCGGTAGAATAAAAAATCTCCCTTTTGATAAGGATCGGATGGCTCTGGTAGAAGGAAGAAATGGAGAGTTTGATTTCGTGCCGGCATACATCTACCAATCCGGGAATATCAAAGACAAGCTATTTGCGCTTGAAAAATCAAAGGATAGCATTATCAACAAGTATGGAGAAGAGCAATATCATAGGCAAAAAAAAGCTCTCGAATCGGCTACTCCAAAGAAGATAGACATGTCAAAACTTGTTTTGTCTCCACTTGAACCATTTGTTCAATCTTTGGTTTTTCAAGATGGAAAAAAAATAACTGAAAAATTCTTCGATTATGTTTTGGGAACTCCTGTCTATCGGGACTATGGATATTCAAGAGGTCTGTCTCATTACGAAGGTGGATTGCCAAGGGAATATTTCCAGGGGACTGATTGCTCGGCAATGGATATTAAATCCTACACATTGGGCGAGAAGGTCACAGGTCGCGACGCTGAGGAGAATCAGAGAAGAAGGAAAGAACGCAAGATTCAGGCTGAGAAACTTTTCAAACAATTTATAAATGAAATTCTTTCCGACGAAGACCAAAAAGAACTCTCAGAGAAATGGAATGACCAGTTCAATTCAGTAGCCAAGATTGATTCGAATAAAATACCAGTTGTATTGGAAGGGATGAATCGAAAATATAAGGATAAGGATCAAGACCCCAGAGGTATTCAGATGCGATTTGTCGGGGAATATATGACAAAAGGTGTTGGATGCGCGACCCATGAAGTCGGACTCGGGAAAACATGGACTGGTATGATGGCCAACGTGTCTTCTATCCAAACAGGTAAAGCTAAAAAACCTCTGATAGTGGTACCTACATCTGTTCTCCAAAAATGGGCACTTGAATTCAAGGAACGCTTCCCGAATGTAAAATCACAAATGATCGGGACTCCAGAACTCAATGACCAATTGAAATCTAACTCTGGAAAATTCGAAGTTGATGATGGCACTGTAACGATAATGTCTTATGATGCGTTCCAGAGATTTGGTTTTTCTGAAAATCGATTCAATGAGTTAACAAATGACCTAAAAGATCAGATAGTCAACCCAGACAATGAAAAAGGGAAGCGCGGTAAAGCCCAGGACGACGAACAGATACAAGAATTGGTTGGCGTGGCAACTATTGGAACTGAAGCTGCTCTGAAATTTGATGACGCTGGATTCGACATGATAACAGTGGACGAAGCTCACAATTTTAACAATATCTTTGTTGATATAAAGAAGAAAGACCAATTGGGAGGAGTCAATAAGCTTAGTTCTGATGAAGAAGAAGCCTCCGTAAAGGCAAATGAGTTTAGTGGGATCACAAGTGGAAGCCCATCCGCAAGGGGGATAAAACTATATCTTGCAGCTCAACACATACTTAAAGAAAATCAAGACAGAAATGTACTTTTACTAACAGCTACACCATTTACAAATAATCCATTACAGGTATATTCTCTTCTTTCCATCGTAGCAAAAAAACGTCTTCGAGACATGGGGATTTACAATATCAGGGATTTCATTGCTACATTTGTTGAAACTACATGGGAGAATACAATTGAGGGGAATGGGGAAATAAAGCAAAAGCAAGTTGTCCGGAATTTCAAAAATGGTCACGCCTTCCAATCTTTGGTAAGGGAGTATTTCGATTTTCAGCAAGGGGATGAAAATGGAGTAGAGCGCCCAGAATTAAAAATGAAGGCTGTCGTATTGCCTCTATCAGAAGAACAGAAACTTATGAGAGATCGTCTTGAAGAAATGTATGATGAAAAAGACCCTTCTGGAAAACCATCCGGTGCAGCGCCTTTAGTTTCAATTGGTACGCAACAAATGATGGGAATATCTCCTGCATTGGTGAAACCCGGAAAAGCAGATATTTGGAAAAAATTCTCTGATATTAACCATCTTGGAACTGCCGATGTAGTTGAGCGTTCCCCAAAACTAAAATTTATTGCAGATTCGATTGCAGGATTATACTATAAGCATCGGGAGCTAAGACCAGGCGAACCTATCCCAGGTCAAATCATGTTCATGCCGAAGGGTGTGGAGCATATACAGAAAATAAAACAATATCTGGTTGACCAAGGAATTCCTGGTGATGCTATCGAAATAATGGATACAAAAACCAAAACTACACCTGCAAGGGATTCTTCAATGAAAGCGAAAGGTCTCTCCAGGTTTACAGAAATCACAAAAGATTTCAATAATCCGGATGGCAAATGCAGGATTATTCTTGGAACTGATGTAATCAAGGAAGGTGTCTCCCTCAATAAATATACCGGGATAGCCTATAATACTTCGATCGACTGGAATCCAACAACCGAAGTTCAAAAACGCGGACGCGCTCACAGACCAGGAAATAAGCTCAAGAAAACAATGTGGGTAGATGTTCTCATGGAGGATTCGATTGATTCAAAATTATACCAAAAACAGGGAGAAAAAATATCTCGGATTAATGATATTTTTAAAAACACTGGATCCCCTGCAATCGATGTATCTGAAATAAACCCAGACGAGTTGAAATATGATATTATTAAAGACCCTGAGAGAAAGGCAAAATTGGTATTGCAGGAAGAAAGCGGGCGGATCAGAGCACAAGCAAAGGATGCTCAGTCAAGGGCGTTTGCTGTTCAAGGAATTTTAGATGATCTAGATGAAGCT